CCAGTAAGTCCTCTAGCTGTGGAAGCTATACCCGCTAATGGACGTGACAAACCTGAATGCTCTATCCCGTGTAAGATAGACTGCCATATAGGAGCACCATCAATTACCGCATTTAAGCTAGCTTTAGTTGTAGACAGTGCAGTACCAAAAGCATTTATAAAAGGCAGTTCGCTTGGATTTGTTGGATTGGGTACAATATGCCATACTCTAGGATTAGTGTTACCTCTAGTGTATAAGCTAGCATTAAGAACATTAGATGGTACTCCGTACATGAGCCAGTCAGCACCTTCCTTGCCAAATATAGTATAAGCAGCGGAGTGAATATCCCCATGATCGCTATTACCACTAGCCTCTCCTATAAGTTTCCTATTGATAAGATCAAAGGCCGGTAGAGAGGAAGCACCATATATAGAAGTTTGCATACCTGCCATAAGTGCTAGAGTTTTACCTCTACCTTCACCTATATTGCGTAACGTATTAGCTATTAGGTTCATCTGATAACTTTGGAAGAGTCCCATAGCTTGTCCAATCGGGCCTTGGAACATGAGAGGACGTTCACTAGCTTGTACAACTCCATTCACTCTAGTAACAAAGTTAGAGATATATGCCCAAGATTCGGCCTCAGATACAACTCCTGCTTTAACTCCTAAGTCAGTAACCTTCTTAGCCGCAACTGCTGCAACCATCCTGTTCATTTCTTCTGCTAATTCGTTACCACTATAGCGAGCACCTTTCTCTACCAGATTTCTGGTAATTCTAGTAAATGCGTGTCTCTTAGCTGTAAGCTCTGCGGCAGATGTAGCACCTGTGAGAGTAAGAGCATCAATACTTTGATAGAGCTGGTCAGCTAGATCAGGGAGTAAAGCTCTATCCTTAAAGGGCTGAGTATATGCTTCCCAGTGAGCTTTACCTTTAGTAGAATTCTCTATAATTTCCTTATATGCAGCAGCTATAAGTTTACTGGGAGATGCTATAGTGTCCTGCACTCCCGGAACTTTAACATCCATTAGTTTAGCTAAGTCCCCAGCCGCAACCTTATCTCCTTTTCTGATAGAAGATAATAATTCTTGCATATTAGATGATAGGAGAATAGAGTTACCTAGTTTATTATTCAATGCGTTAAAGGGATCAAGACGCAGAATAGTATTAAGTAAAAATACATTAGCGTCTCTTACAAATTTAGATACAAGTCCCCTATCTATTTTACTATTAGCTAGTAGTTGAAGGGACGCATCATAGTAAGCTGTCTTGAGTCCCATCTCATTGAATATCTTATTGGCTTGATTGGCCGCATCCTCTAACTTACCTGCTTGATATGCTTCCCTGTATAGGTTAGTTACCTTATTATAAGCAGAGGTGACTCCTCTATCTATAGCTGTCTGAGCAGTAAGCCACCAGTCAGGAGCATCCTCTAACCTGGAGAATCCAAATAGATTCTTAACCTGTGCCATATAAGGATTGTTCTTAGTGGAGACAGCTAATTTAGTAAAATGATCAGTGGAAGATGCGTGATTTCCTGCATATAATCTACCTAAATTCTCCATCTGATCTATAAATCTATGGAACTTAGTAGCGGTAACTTCCCTGAACAATGCCTCTTCCTGTCTTACATGATGCTGCAAGAAGGTGTCCGCAATGAGTTTCGGATCAGTCATAGGGAAGTAGTTAGACCTAATACCTCTATTAGATAACTCAATATCTAGGTAATTTTCATGTAGAGTCCTATCATACATCCAGGTATCTCTAGCCTTAAAGTACTCATCAGTATCTACACTGGTACGTACATCATATCTATCTGTATCAACCTTAGTGATAAGTTTCTCTAAGTCATCTCCATTCCTAGCCAGGATCATTTTAGTATGACCCACACCTGACACAGACTTGTCTACAATAAAAGCATGGTGCTTAAACTGCCTTGGGTCTTGGCGTACAGGGTAGAAAGTATCTCCATACAGAGAGTTAGTATTACCTTGCACAGCAGCTATAGTCTTCCTACCTTCAGTGACTCTGGCAGTATTATCTATATGAGCAGCTACTAGATTCCTGAGATTCTCAGTTTGTAGAGGTATAAGCTCTGGAGTACCTTCAGCTAGTGTAGGGTATACAGCCTCTTCACCATCATCAAGTTTCTTAAGATAGTCCGCTACTTTCCTGGGTATCAGTGCATCCCCAGTTTCGTTAAGGACAAACCTCTCTGAGTTATTAGCTACCATCTCATTTAGAGTACTCCATCTTACAGCAGTCTCAGAATCAGAAAGTAAGTTGTTTACATAAGGCTCTAAGGATTCCTTAACTGCCCCAATTTTCTCTTGCTTGATCTTTCCCAGAACTTTAGCATTGTATGAAGTGAAAGATTCAAGAGAACCATATTCACCTCCAGCTTGCGTAATTCCTCCCTGTCCTGTTCCGCCTCTCCATGCACGACGTAACATAGTAGGAGTATACTGTGTAAGGCTAGTAGACAATTTGCCATAGTAATCCGCAGCAGCAATGTCAACCGCATCTTGATATAGCTTATTACTATACTCAATTTGCCGCATCCCTTGTAGCACATGACCATCAACTTCAACTGGGTCCAGGTAATTTACTTTAGCAAATCTAGGCATAAGGTGCAAGTCAAAGTCAGATATAGCTCTATCATCTTTCCTGCCTAAATGCTTAGATAACTCTTTAGCATATGAGGCTTGTGCTCTATAGTTTAGAGGATCATCCATAGCATACTTAGACGCACCTTCTAGGAAGTCAACTCGTATATCTGTGATAGCTTCAATAGTGTGAGTATTGACTCCCTTATTTATAAGATCAAGTCTTACTAGGTCTTGTGCTTCTTTATACGCAACTCGCAGTTCAGGTAGAGTGTCATAAGATACTACTTCTCCGCCCGGAATCTTATAAGTAAGAGAAGTATTACCATCTCTGATAGCTTTCTCAAGTACAGGCAGGTCAGTAATATTATATACTTGTTTGGAAGATAGCTTAGTTGCAGGATTGCGCATACGTATCCAACGAGACTCAGCATCTAACTTAGTTAACTTAGAAGTGAAGTCTGCCGTCTTAGCATTAGCTACTTTATTACCTCTCACAAATTTAAAAAGATCTTTAGGATTATACTTATCTGCAAGCCGCGAAGCTGAGGTGGGTGCAGTATCTAGTACGCTACCAACTTTTCCGCTATGCAATTGAGCGTATCCAGTAGTATCAGTCTTTTTCTCAAAGAACTCATACATAAACTTGCCTTCTTCTACATCTTTAATACCTTGCTCTTTCATAAAGCTGCGGAGTCCCTTATCAAACTCAGATTTATCTCCAAGTCTTGTGAAACTCTTAGCTCTATCAAATAGTATTTGTGTGGAAGCAGTGGGGGATTTCTCAAGTAAGTCAGCTATCTGATTACCCATATCCTCTTTAATTGTAATATTACCTAACTTACCTTCTGAACCGGCGCCCTTAGTTTTATTAAGTGCTCTTATATTCTCCCGTATCCTGTTCTGTAAAGAAGATATATGAGTTTCTCTTAATCTATTTAGATGATCTACTTCAGCTTGTACCGCATCAGGACTAAGGGATTCTGCAACCTCTCCTGTTGCACGCTTCTCAGCTAGAACTTTCTCATAAGTTACTTTCTCACGTAATACATCTATATCATCCAGTGCAGCTATAATATTATCTGACTCAGCATTAGCATGAGGAGCTACCGTAGTTTCTCCTGTAGCAAATCTTTGTTGCCTAGCATCTGCATTCTGTATAAGTCTCTTGGTTCCGAAGTAGCTTTTACCTAGCCCAAATACGCCACCTATACCACCTCCGATACCTATACCAATTCCCATATTCTTAACCATATCCCAGCCATCCATATCATCAAAGATAGGATTCTCGAACATAGTTGCAGCTACAGCTGCTTCAAATGCCGCGCCTTCTAGAACTCCTTGTTTAGCTCCGGATGCTACAGTGCGAAGTGTGTTAGCTTGCATAAGTTTCCATTGACTAGACCTAGAGGCTAACTGTGCAGCATGTACCCTTACATGAGTCTCCATTTTAGGTACAAGTAACCCTGTGGCCCTAGAAAAGTTAGAGCCAACATTTCCAACTTGTGCAGCCTGTACAGATTTCTGACTAGCCTTAAGTCCTTTAATTGCTAGACCGCCCGGAATAAAAGAAGTTGCAATAAATCCTACAGTATCGAAAAAGGCTCTGTCTGATTTATAGTAATTAGCTAAGTCATCATCAAAGGTAGCAATCCAATCAGCAGTATCTCTTTTAGCTACCTCTGATTCTTCCGGTAATACAAAGTTAGCTATAGCAACCCCGCTATTATAGATACTATTTAGTCCAGAAGCTACAGATACTACAGCAGCTTTAGGAGCGTTACCGACAGACTCCGCTATAGAAGAGAATATGCTATTACCATTCTCAGCTACACTATGAGAATCGGCTGCCTTTAACCAATCTGGGGCTTCACCATATTGCATACTATAACTTCCTATTTAGTAGGATTACTTACTTGCTGTTTTATTTTAGCCGCTCTGTACTGCTGGAAATAATTAAGAACGTCTGTAGGGTCAGTAAGTTCCACAGTTCTTGAGGCAGGCTCTTCTCTGAATACTTGGGTGCTCCAAAGATTTCCCATAGATAGCACAGCAGCCGCAGCATTAGCAGTCATATTTGTACCGAAAGGTAATGTAGTCTTAGTTCCTATCTCAACAGTTATTGGCATAGTGAGACTTACAGGATTGCCTATAGCATGAAACCCAGAGGCTGCGCTATATGTATAGAGCTGGGACTGAGCTATGCTAGCTATATTCTTAGCTGCTACATTAGGGGATATATTGCCTTGAGCTACATTCTCAGCAGTAGATAGAAGGAGACCCTCATAAGACACAGGGCCGCTAGAGCTATCTTCCAAAGGCTTTAGGACTCTTTTATACAGAGGAGTTTCTTTAACCTCAGGCTGTATTTTAACAAGTAAATCAGTATTAACTTCTTTAGTCTGATCAGTCTCCAGAGCCTCTAACCCAGGTCTAGCTATCTGATTGTAGGCATCATATAGGACAGCCTGATCATCTACATTCTTAGAGTTAATTCCATAACCTGCAAGTTGTTTGAGACGAGGATCACTTTCAATTCTTTTAGCAGCAAACTCGTCTCTATTATCTAGCTCACCTGATCTTGCAGCTCTCATAGCATTCTGCAATTCCTCATAAGATTGATCAAGTACCTTAACTACTTCTGGTGACAGCCCGGTAGCTGCTGACATAGGTATGCCTAGCTCAAGTTGAGTAAGGTATGCATCTGCAGGAGTTCTGCCATATACTGCACCTTGCGAGTTCTTAGACCTGACTCCCATAATATGCAGCTTACGTACTAACTCACCCATAGGAGAACTAGACTTATACAGATGTTCTACCTTTTCCGGAGTTAGCTCTTCTCCGCCTCTCTGTCTTAGAGCTATATTGATTTCCTCAGTTGTGTCATTCCAAAACTGTTTATCGTCCTCAATATCTTTCCTTCTCTTCTCAGCTTCTGCAAGTTGCGCAGCTCTCCAACTCTTAGTATCTTCATACTTTTCAGCGGCAGTGACTACGTTATACTTATCCATAGTCCTAGCATATTCTTCAGAGCCGAACCTCTTAAGATACTCTAGTCCCTGTATGCTGTAATTAAGTGCTTCTGTCTCAGCCTCACTAGCTTTAATCTCAGCAAGTAACTTTTCCTTCCTGGCTATATCTCTGACACCATCTTTAGTTAAAGCCTTAGCGGTAAGTAAGTTACTATTAGCGGCATCTCTTAGCATAGCGTGCATACCCTGCACATGCTTTTGAGTATTCTCTAGCCTATCTAGTTTAGAGTCTCTAGCAGCCCTAGCTTCATCTCCAATGAGAATATCTTTTAGCCATCCCATAGGATTAGAGAGTAGATTGTTGTCTCTTTCTATCTCATCTACTGCATCTTGTGCAATTTGATAACCAGCAGCATCTGCCCTATACTTCTTAAGTAATGCAGTGTGTATCTCATTCATGCCTTGGATACCTAAATCTTCGGCATTCTGTATAGTTCTTTCTTGCGTCTCTAAGGCAGCAGATTGCTTCGCAGTTTCAGTGCGCTCAGTGATTGAAGCTACCTCTCTATGGGTAGCCTCCCTATCTTTAGATACTCTAATTCTAGCTTCATTCTGAGTTACTAGAGAATTAACAAGAGAACTTTGTTGTTTAGAAGTAGCATCAATTACTGCTAGTATCTCATCTACGGATGTACTATTATTTCCAGCCATAATTCTACCCTATTCCGTAAACGGAAATTAAAACAAATCAGAGAAGAAATCTCCAATATCTGAAAAGGCATCAGAGATTGCACCGCCGATACCAGAATCTCCAAGTAACCCACCCAGTAAAGTAGATACAGGAGCAGCTATAAGACCTACAGGCCCCATAGATAAGAAGCCAGCTCCAGCAGAAAGTGCTAGAGAAAGTGGATCATCTGCATCATCTCCAGCTAGTAAGCCTCCAAGTAATGGAGCACCTAAACCTAGCAAGTTATTTCCTACAAAGTTTCCGGCAGATGATAGTAATCCTCCACCTTGTTGAACTGCCGCAGTTCCAGCAGAGGCTCCAGTAGACAATCCACTAACGGCTCCACTAGCTACAGTAGGAGTGGATACAGCCGCTGTACCTACTTGCCCAAGTTCCTCAGCTAGAGTGGGCATACTTGCTGAAAGTGCAGAAGATCCGCCACCTGCAAGGGGAACAGCCTCTACAATAGGAGCGCCACCGGCAGCAGTAGCAGCGGCACCGCCTCCACCACCAAACATACCTGCAAAAGGTACCTCACCTTTCATAAGCGAAGATAGTGCAGAGGTAGCAGCAAGTGTACCGATCGTAGAACCCAGTCCAACTCCAGGAGTTTCAGTAGTTACAGTTGTTGGGCTTCTGGCAAGCTCAGCATTCACAGCAGCTTTAGCATACAAGTCTCCCAGCCTATCTTCAGAAACTGTGTCATTATAAAGTCCAGACTTCCTAGCAGCAGAGCCAATAGTTCTGACTCCTCCTGGGCCAGCAAGTATGTTATTTACAATCTCACTGACCCCTGCATCAGATACATTAGTTTGCTCAGTTCGCTTAGTTTTCTTTCCTTTAACAGCACCTATAGCATCTATAAGTCCTGTCAATTCACCTAAATCTGCGGCTGCCATAATTGCAATCTCCTAATTTTACGTTAGTACTATAGCATTCTTGCTACATAAGTCAATGTATTAAATTTAGTCCTTACCCCCGATGCCCCAACTTAATAAGACATATCCAGGATCTACTACTACACCTACTGCTATATCATCACTACTTACATCTTCAGGTATTAGGATATCTCCGTTATCAATATCACAGTATATGCGGGCGCCAATATGGCCCTTATGTAAACTTTCAACTGCTATAACTGCTGGGGGCAGTCCTACAAGTACTCTCCAGAATCCATCCTCTCCTGCTACTGCATCCTCTAAAGTTACACCAAAAGGATAAGATATACGAAACTTTCCGCCAGTTTTGCCAGTTACAGTAGCCCAATCTACGCCAAAATGCCACTGTCCACGACGCCCACCAATAGGAGATATTACCTTTCCTGCTTCACAGTTAGCTGGACAATATACATGCAGCATACGGCCAGTAAAGCTTACAGACTCTTCAGGACTTGTTTCTCCATCTACAGGTACAGTTAGATAATCTACTACTGGAGATGTATAAGCATTAAGAACATGTATAGCATTATAAGCACGCTGCATAACTGACTGTACATCAGGGTCTTCTACCTCAGCAGCAAGAGGTAACTTAATATCAATATCAGATTGGTAACTCATTACAGTCTCCCTGCCATCTTAAACATAAGTACTAAAGACACTATCTCAAAATTTCCTTTAAGTAATAAGGAATGAGATAAGGCAGTATTATCGAAGAAGTATCTTCTTAGTAGCTTAGTTGCATCTTCCGCAAAAGCGTATCCATCTCTCTTTGCATAAGTAGTCTTACCATCAAGAGATGCGTGATCTTGTATGCTTAAAGTGCCTCTTACATTCTCTATATGAGTTTCATCCAGCGTTAGCATAGTATTATGGGCCGCCTGTACCTTACCAAATAGTAATACTCCAGAGCTTGTAGTAGCCCCTAATGCTAAGTCCACTCTAACCATTCTACCGTTACTTTGCAAGAAACCTATGTTACCTTTTGTATCTAAGTAAGTTCCTATAAGTATAGGATTGTATATCATAGGTTTTACATGTGGTACCTTAATTTTACCCATTCTATTAAGCACAGTGTCGAATATAATAGCGTGTGTATAAGAGTTACCAAATGACTGCGGCCCGTATGATAGTACTATATACCTACCTGCCACAACCTCCAGAGCATGAGTCATATCCGCTGTAAGTTCTTGAGTAGTAAAGACTTCGGTACTTTCGTTATAATCCTCGTATACAGATTGGTCTATAAAATCGGACATTATAACATTAGAGGTTTTAGCGCTATTAGTTGTAACAGTTTGTATACCAGATGCAGTATAAGCAAAGTGTGCATTGCGTATCTCTCCATTGGATACCATCTTCTCGTAAAGTACACCATCTGAGCCAGGGATATCTTGTATCTCAAATGGATAGCTATCATTACCTGTATAATAAGCAGCTACCATATTACCTTTAGTGAACAACTTAAGCCCTAGTTGCGTAGCCCTTGCACAAACTATGTCACCTTTAGCTTCTTGTATGCTACCTCCACCAGCTCCAGAGACATCAGAAGGTACAAAATCTTCAACATCAACAGAAGATGACCAAGCTAAATTAGTTCTGCTATATGTAAGGGTGTAGCCATTAGAAGCAGCTACTCCTCTAACTCCTTCTACACTTATACCATTCCAGTCTCTTACAGCTATCTTACCTGAATCACAGTCGAATATGCAAGGGCCTATAGTAGGTACCCATATATAAGTATACCCATTTACGTCAGCTACAGATATATCTTGATTAGCAGTTAAGTTAGGAGAATTAGGAACAAGTGCCCACTGTCCGTTCTGTTGTACATACGCTAGGTTAAGTACCCCTGATCCTACATCAACTCTGGCTATATAACTTCTTTGTCCAGAAGTGGTAGGTCTATTTTCTGATTCTGTGTCAAAGTCAAAGTTATTTATATTAGTTAATTGTGCGCCTGTGAGAGTCCATATAGTACTTCCCCCAGATAATACTGAATTACATTTAGCTCCAGTTACGGAAAATATGTCTCCATAGAAAGTTCCTATAGCTGCTGAAATTACCTCTTCTTTAAGGGCGACAGATTGCATACCATATACAGTTGGCATGACGTTATGTGCATAGTATACCATAGGAACCCCTCTATCTACAGGAGTATCCGTAGCTCTGGAATCTGGGGATAGTCCAGGCACATAAGTTAGATCATTTTGTGACCCTATAATAGTTCTTCCACATTGCTGAGATAGTAATGGAAAGTACATTTGCTGGGAGTTAAACCTTACAGCTATCTGCGCCATTACATAACTCCTTCGTGAAATATGGAGTAGTGGTTACCGTCATTGAATCTACCTCCCCATCTACACAGAGGATGCAGTGACTCCCAATACTCTCCCAGGAATTTATGATCTTCTGTAGAAGTTAGATATTTCCCATCCTTAAATAAGTTGAGATCAATAGCTAATCTATTTTTATGTCCAGACCTGCGATGTCCATATCCTTTATACTCACCTAATTGTCCAAATACTCTAGGATCTCTATAGCCATCACCTAATGTAAGCTCATATCCTTTATCATAAGCATACAATATAAGGTCTGGAAGTAGTAACATAAATACTCTTTGTTTATCCCCTAAAGTCATAACTATTCCTCATCTGTCTTGTTATCCGCATCCCATACTGTGGGAGCATCTTCATCGAAGTCTGTAGCAGTACTGGAGTTATCATTTATATCAGCTCTTTGAGAGGCATCGTCACTGGCTAAATCTAGGAAAGCTTCAAAGTTCTCATTAGTTATCTCAAACTCGAAGTCATCAGAAACCGTATAATCTCTAAACTCCCATTGAAATCTATAACCTCTGTTAAGTCCTACACGAAATAATATAGTATTTTCATTCTGTATAACAGAGGCTTTAAATAAGTGCTCTGTAAGATACCTCTCTCTTTGTGTCCTATAATATAGGTTAGTATTTTTTATATAAGTAAATATAATATCAGATGCAGGATTTTGTGAGAATCTTTTATCATCCAAAGCTACTCTAGGGTTAAGTACAGTAGCTCCGTAATTAGTGACAGTGAAACTAGCAATTGATGAGTCATACCAATTAAGTTTAGCTTCTCCATCTTCTACATAAGTAAATATAGGTCTACCATTCTGATCAAAGGTTCCAGATATTTCTGTAAGCTCTCCGTAGCCGGAACCAAGAGTGGTGGTTAGACTGGGAGTAGCTTCAGGATACGTAACTATTGTACTTCCGCGTATCTCAAATACCCAAGTTTTTACGAGCAATCCTTCTGAGGTATCATTAAGTCCTGTAGGCCCAGTTTCATAATCCTTAGTCAGAGTTTGTTTAAAACTAGCTCTGCCTCCCCTAAAATCTGAAGCCTGTATAGTGAGGGACTCTGCACCACTATTAGGTAATGCCACCTTACAATTCTCCGTCCCTAGCCCAACTAGTTTCAATAGTAAGAGTTATCTCTTTATCTCCACCTGTCTTATCTACTGTTGGACTTATTTGATACTGATAGCATACTGGCCCCCACATGAAAGCTCCGCACTGTATTACAGCTAAACCTGAGTCTATAGGAACTACTTGTGTAGCTTGTCTAGTATAACTGCCAGGAGTGTAACTACCTAATGTCCATGGAACGCTGTTGCTATAGTATACTGCTGTGCTAGGTAAGACATCTTCAGTTCCAAGAGCCCCAGAGTACAAGTAATGTCGTCCAGATGTTGAATTAAAAGCATCTGTTCTCCACCCCAGATTACCAGATACAACATTTCCATAGGTACCATTAGCAGCAGGTCTAAGAGTTATTGAATACCCTCCGACAGTTAAGTTAGCATCTCCTGTAGGTATACGTATACGTAATTCCCAGGTAACTGTAAGTACTTCATTAGATAATACAGTGAGAGTCGTAGGATCTCCAAACTCGTCTTTAATGAGTGCTCTGGAAAATAGGTCTTGTGCTCCTACGGTGCCATCCCCAAAACCTATCTCCTGTAAGTTACCTTCTGCTTCGCCTTCTGGAAATATGTAAGACCTGGTAGTGGAGGCATAATTTCCAGCAACTATAGAATTAACGGCGCTATTAACGTTTTCACTTGCTACGACTGATACTAATGAAGTGTCTGTTACAGCGGGTGTAGTATTAGAAGAGCCTACAAAACAAACATCTCCTATATTACCCTCATCTCCAAACTTATCTAATCCACGGTTAGTTATGAGATTTCGAAAATCTGCTACTTTATCAGGGGAAGAAAGTTCTATTGGACTGCCTTTCTCGTCTCTTTTAAGAACTTTCTGAAGGTACATACATACATGGCCAGAGAGTCCTACTTTAATCTTGAAAGAGGGGTCATTAACTTTTGCGTTCATAGCTGCTCCTTAAGGGGTAGTTACTACGAAAGCTGTTATTGTAGCTTCAGCTTCCATAATATCTAATTCATCATAATATATAAAATCTACGTCGTGAATGGAAAATCCTATTATAGTAGCTTCTACTTCTAAGTATTCCTCAATAGGATATTCAGTAAGTATAACAGTTCTTGGAGTAAAAGCTGCTATGGTAGTCCCTACCTCTAGATACACCTCTTCATTATACCCTGAGAGTATAGCAGTTGCGACAGAAAATGTTGTTACAGTAGCGCCAACTTCTAGGTACTCGGTATCAGTATAACTCTCCTTAAAATCAGAGATGTTACCTGCCGCTTCCAGGTAGGTTATTTCTTCATAAGGATACGGCTGAGAAGTTAGAAAAGATGGAGTATAGAACAGCTTACTGGGTTCATAATCCCATATAGTAGCATTACCTATAATCTTACCATCAACTGGGGGCATTATTCTTATCTCGATTATCTGGAATTAATGAATAACCTTTAGCTTCTAACTTAGCTCGTGTACTGTAGTAACTAAATTTATCCTTAACTCTTTGGAGCTCATCCTTGAGTGCAACTATGTCTCTGTGAAATTCCTCTTGTTTTCTTAGGCATTTTCTATGATCCTTATCTACCCTAAATAACAAGTAAGCCATAACAAAGCACATTATAAGAGGCGCATAGTCTTTAACTATTTGTATTACCTCTCTAAGAGAGTCCGGGGATAGTGCAATAGTAGTGCCTCCCGCAGCTACAGTAATAAGTCCAGTGGCAGTTCTAGAATAACTCATCATAACTCCTACAAGGAAAACTTCGAATCTAAATAAGTTTTGTAAGATGCCATATCAGTAGCTCCTACATCCGCGCTATTTAAAAAAACCTCATAGATCCTGCCCCTTAGCTCCCGGTTGTTAAAGTTTCTATCCCTGGAAATATAGCCGCCGTCCGAATTAGCAAGAGTTCTACAGGATAGGACTTTTGGGGCTGCTGATGGATAGTCAGTGCTAGAAGGGGTTATAGTACTCCCATCTAATTTCCAATCTCCGTTATATACATCAGCACTAGCGTAAGTATTATCCATTATCCTTCCTGCTGGCGTGTTACCATGAAAATCATATTGAGAGGCATGCCCTACAAATGGAACGTAACTTCCAGAAGATACATTCATGAGAACCATACAAACTGAACGTAAATCTGACATGACAGAAGTAAGAACATAGAAAGCTCCATTAGTGGTATCTACATAATACTTGCCATTTCCATCTTGCTTAAGTACACCTTTAGTACTATTTGCTGTAAGATGATTACCATTCCCAGATACATCATCTATCCTACCTATCGGATCATCTACAGCAGTAACAGCTCCAGTGCCGTTAGTATTTTGCCACAAGTTTCCTAAGTCAGATAAATCAGTAATTAAGCCAGCCTCACTACCTCCGAAGAAAGTAGCTACGGGGTCAAATGCAGGACCGGCTCCATAGTAGTGCATATTCATTTGGTTAGCTTTAGCTCCTATCATTACGGAGTCTCCACTAAATATCCAGATAGTACCCAGGCATCAGAAGCTACACGCTTCAGTGTCCAAGCAGAACCTGCTACAGTTTCCAGCTCAAAGCCAGTAGGAACTGTGATAGTTACACCTGATCCCTCAACAAATGTACATGTATCTTGAGTAGTCATGCCATCTATCTCTGTATCTGCAACCCAGGTTTGAGATGATTGCGGAGGTACGGTGATCGCACACCCTCCAGCATTTGTACCATATATGAACTTAGAAGCATCTGCAGTAGTAAGAGATCGAGAAGCTCCAGTCTCAGTTACTACCGCTGATACTCCACTAGCTCCATCAGCGCCTGTTGCTCCCGTGGCACCAGTAGCTCCAGTTGCACCTGTCGCACCTGTATCTCCTTTATCTCCTGTTATAGAATAAGATATAACTATATCATCTGTATCGGATATAGTCCCATTATCCACTATAGGAGTTACAGTAAGCGTATACCAGCCAGTGTTATCGGAAATAGCAGTGACTGCAAATACCGCAAAATTAACTGGAGATGCTTCAACATAGACTTTCAATATCCCTTTAGTTGTGCTAGTGCTATCATCTAAAGTAGCCAACCAAGCAGATATATCAGCAGTATCAGAATCTTCTACATCTATGTAAATCTCAGTTATGGACGCAAAAGTGGCATTATTAAATCTAAGTAATCCAGAGCCAGGATCGGCTGACGTGGTTGTAGAAGAGAATACATAAGAGAAGCTGTTACCTCCGAACGGCCCAGTAGCACCTTGTGAGCCAGTTGCACCAACGTCCCCTTTATCTCCAGTTCTTACCCAAGATATATCTACTGCATCAGTGTCAGATAAGCTGCCATTAGATATAATAGGAGTTACGCCAAGAGTGTACCAACCAGTTTCATCAGTTATACTTGTAAGCTGGAATATCCTATATACAGAACTATCATCAGTTTTGTTTACTTTTAGTACACCTTTAATAGTAGAAGTACTGTCATCAAGAGCTTCTAGCCAAGTAGTTATATCATTAGCATTAGCGTCTTCGATATCTATAAACAGCTCAGTTATTGAGCCAAAGGTAGCATTATCAAAACGCAAGTTACCTGATCCAGGGTCACCAGAAGTTACAGTAGTAGAATAATTATAAGCTACACTATCTCCCCCAGGTGCTCCTTTATCACCTTTAATAGTAGCTACGGATACCCAACTTCCAGTTTGTTTCTGGTATACAGTATAAGGATCATTACTATCTAGGTACATATCATCATCGTTACCTAAACCACCAGCAGGTGCGCCTGAACCTACTATCCATTTACTGTTACTTACACCTGCGGGGCCTTGTATACCTTGTATGCCTTGTGGGCCTATTATACTGGTAACAGGGAGTCCCCAGGTTCCTCCATCTTTATCGTAAAAGTCTCCAGTATCTAAATCTATATAATAATCTTGGTTTGTTCCGGCACCATCATCAGGTGCTCCACTTCCTGTAAGTATGTAAGAGGACGCACCATCAGCTCCCGCTGGGCCTGTAGATCCTGTAGGGCCGGCAGCTCCGGTAGCTCCTGTATCTCCATCTATACCTTGAGGGCCAGTTGCTCCTTGTGGGCCAGTAATAGTGGACAATGCAACTAAGTTAATCCAAGTTACATCTCCAACAACTCTCCACTGTATGTAACCCCCAGCTACCTGCAGTTCTATAGACTCTCCAGGGTCACCTTGCGGTCCGGCAGGTCCAGTAGGGCCAGTAGCACCAGGCCCCCAAATTACAGAATCTGTGCTCATTTATTTATCCTAACTGGCTATAGTGTCTACATTAGATACTTTAAGCGCTGCATACTCTTCCTGTATCATATTACCATACTGTGCAGCCTGCTCATTATTACCTACAGATTGGTGTATCTTACGAACAGCTTCATATATAATAGCATACGGATACTCATCAGCCACCCAACTATCATAAGATTCCACAGGTGTAATAGTTGGATATCTATAACATCCAAACAGTATTTTCTCTATAGCTGGATATGCGCGAATTTGTATGTTATCTCCAGCTAGATAGAATACATTGTCTTTAACATAGCCATACCCATCAAGAGAGTTCTCAATGTTTATGTAGTCCATAAAGGGGCCAAGAGTACCACTTATATCTCCGTCCCACCTTCTTACATATTTAGCTGCTCTATACAGAGGTACAACTTGCTTAGGTGCAAATGTCTGTATCTGCCGGGCTAAATCAAACTCTACAGCTACTTCTACCAGGTCTCTATAAAAGAAATCTGAGTTATGTGCTTTTAATGTGGCAGCTCTTATAGCAGAAGGAATTTCCGTAGCAGTTTTATCCGGCCTCTTGCTTAGTTCTATAACTTCAGCTAATATCTCTTCGTATGTCATCTCTTCCACCCGCCTTTACCAAACCAACTTACAGCTTTATGGAAGCTTTTGGCTGTGAAGTCACTGGCACCTTGATGTATCATAACATCTCTAAGTAAGTCGTCTGCATATTTCTTAGAGTAATTTTCATAATCAAGTCTATATATGTAATCGTGTACAACTGACGCTTCTCTGGAATATGGAAACGACGGAGGATACATTCTCCACATAAATCTAGGTATAGAAGCTAAATCAGTTATGAATCCTTCAGGTACTGTATGAACAGTTCCATCATATACTATAGTATACTCCTCTAAAGTTTCCCATACTGCATCGTTAGGACTGTCTATCCAACCTTTGTCAACGTATAAAAAAACCTCTTTAGGACTGACAGCTCTCAGAAGTAAAGCAGTTTCAAAAATTACTGATGCTCCCATAAATGAATATCCTATAGTATATAAAAGAAAGCCCCTCCGAAAAGGGGCATATTATTTATTTACCTGATTTTCTGGCTGCTAATGCAGCGGCAGGGTCTACAGTCTTAGTAGTAGCGGGAGCAGTAGGAGTTTTAACTTCTCCAGTTTCTCCATTAACTTCTACAGCACTAGCTGTGGCTACCTGTTGTGCAGCAGTAACTTCCGCTGCCGTAGGGGAGATAGCATCTTTAGAGCTAAATGAACTTTGCTGCAATCCAGCTTGCTTAGATACACTAGCCTCTACATGTGCAGGCTTATTAGCTTTGGCTATATCGGCACGTACCTGAGCTTCAATTCTCTTGTACATACGCTGCTCAGGAGTTAGACTAGAAGCAGAAACCTTAGGCTCATCAGGGTCTACATAAACTCCGAGTTGCTTAGTTTTGATAAGTTCTTCAAGGTATTCAATTATATCCCCATCGCTAGTTGCGCAATGTCCATTAACAAATCTAATCATAGTGCCTTTAGTTGTACACATGTTAAGAGATTTGCCGGACTTAATTTTATATAGATTAAGCATTGTTTCGTTTGATTCTACATCTGTGAAATCGGTCATAGTAGTTACCTATAAAATGAGATAAGAAGGAGTGCACATCCTTGTGCAGGGGAGGGAAACTAAATACTATTAGCCGGCTGCACCAGCAGTTAGGTTAGTGATGATAGCATTAGCCGGAGGGTTATGAATCTCTACTGTGACTTCAGTAGTAAGAGTTCCACCAACAGCATCAATACCATTATCAACCGGAGTACCTTTCTCGTTAAACTCTTGAGACTGAGTTCGACGTTTACCCAGATAAGCCAGGTTGAAAGTAGCAAGGTCTACAGCTACAGCCATCTTAGCCCAGTAGGGGTTAGTATTGAACAGAGGATGCTCAATCATTTGGAAAGTACCGCGAGGGATCTTAAAGGAGCTAAATTGCAGACCAAAGCTAGTTTGACCATCCACAATCTGGTACTCTCCATTAAGTCGTCCAATTGCATTAATTACATTGAACGCTGCACCGCCTACAAACAGAACACGTGAGTTGCCTCCTTTAGGATCGGTAACCTGATTAAATACAGGATCGAGGAAACCAAGCAACTGCGTGTAGTTTGTGGTAGCTGCTGCTGCATAGACATTAGGAGTAGGGAAAGCAGCGGGATAGTAAGCTGCGTTACTCACAATGTTATGCAGGCCGTCCATAGTACGGAAGGGCTGTCCATTACGGAAACCTTCAGACTTTTGGCCAAAGAAGATAGCTTTTTCAATATCGGCAGCGTGGAAAGCTGCACAATCTTGCCTATTCTCTGCTACGTTAGTATCGCCAGCAATCATCTGAGTTTCCATAGCTGAGCCAGAAAGCGCCCAAGTATTACGGAAAATCTGAGTCAGGTTAGTGATACGTACAGGCTTGATAGCCATAGCAGTAGGACGAACAGAGCTCTCTTCAAAAGCATTACCTACACAGTAAGCTTCAGATACTTCGGAAGCCACAGTGATGGCAGCGGCAGCTACAGAACCTACAGAGCGTGTAACATTAACTGAAGTTGCAGAAACAACCTCATTAATAATTACATTCTCTCCAGTTTCTTCCAGACGGTGAATCTGTCCAGGAATAAGCTCAGCTGTAGAAACTACAGGGAAAGCAGTCTGTGAGTTATCAATATCCGCTGACAAATTAAAGGAAGGAAAGATCATAGTTTTAGTAAAAAAACCATGCTCAGTTTGTACTGCCGTCTTTTCTTGTAGATAAGAAGTTAGAGCGAACAGTGGTGCGTTACCATTAGGCATCAACCTTGTGATCATAGAAGCAAAGGACTTCTTAGCATGATCAGTTTGGAAGTTGCCAGTGTTAAAGATACTATTTACGGCTGACATTGCGTCGTCTCCTTAATTAAGATTGTTAGGTTGCTTGACTTAATTAGTCAGCTACCATAAGTCCTGCAGTTTTCATTGCTGCCAGTAACGCATTATGCGCATTAGCAGCAGCAGTTAGATCAGCAAAAGGAACTGATACTGCCGCAATGTTAGCTGCTTGTTTAACCGTGCCATTGGTAGTTGCAGTGGCTGCGGAACTTGCGTCACCAGATAGAACTTGAGCTACGGGCAGTTCCAGCGGAAGTTGCTTGCTTTCCCCGTCGGCAGCTACTGACGTGACCTTCATATAGTAAGGCATAATAAATCTCCAAATTAAAAAAGTTGGTTAAATAAAGTTTACAGCTCAGCTTATAAGGAACTTCTCCCAATCGGTACCATCTTCATCTTCGATGTTAGGGGATTGTTGGCTAGAAGGATTGAGCTGTGAGGCGAAGGTTGTTAAGAGTTCCTCAGTCTTCTGTTTAACTTCTTCAGCAGAGGCTGTAGGATACTTCTTAGCTAGTTGACTCTGTACCATGTCAACCATGGGAGCTACGGCGGGATTATTTAGGATGGGATTGATACTACTTACACCAGATTTAATCTGGGAATCTCTCAGTAACTTATTAGTCCTGGAATCTATACGACTCTCTGCGTTACCCATAGCTTTCTTAACAAGTGTAGCGTTAGCTAACATATTTTGTCCGAAGGCTAATCTTACCATATTATTCATAGCTTGTAGAGTTGCTTGAACTGCTTCATCTCCACCGGCTTGTATTTTGCTGAGAGTTTCAGCGTCTACAGCTTTGGAGAAGTCCATTTGTCCTACAGCATCTACTATCTTTTGCTGATCTATGGTAAGTACATCTTCTAAAGAGTCGCTAATTTCTCCGTCTTTAGGTGGTTCAATATCCCATATATCCTTGAACCCATCAAGAGGTGAAATCTCTTTGGTAGGTTCCGAAGGTGCAGGATTGTTAGGATCAATGTTAGTTGGTTCTTGTTGCTCAGGCTGGGCAGGTTGTTGACCACCAAATATATTAGACATTGAGAATTTCATAGTTAGTACTCCGGGTAAGTTAGGTATTGCGGGGGATTATGAGGATTCTTCCTCGTTGGAATCTTCTGGAGACGTAGCTGAATTATGACTATCTATAAGATAACTAAGTGCATCTATAGCGCCTTTTATTCTAGCAGCTACTATAGCTGACTTATGTGGCTCTGTCTCCGAATACTCTATATTAAGGTGTTCGTGCGCATATTCTGTTATAAGGTTTTGTATCCTCCTTATGTTATTAATAGTTAGCATGCATCCAGATAACTCATCTTCGATAGTTAAGTTATGGTACATAAACTTGTTTTCATTGTCCACCTGCATTAGCTACTTCTCCTTGGTTAGTCGCGCTTTGTGCTGGTTGTTCAGCTTGCTGTTCAGCTTGCTGTAAGTTACTAGTTATGGTAGTGTACTGTTGCATAGGTGTCTCAGAATCTGTAGCCCTTACTGGTTGCTTAGGATTGTACCCAAACTGCTCTGGGGTAGGCTGCGGAGGTAATGCTTTAGCTACTTCTTCCATGGGAGGTAACTGATCTCCGTATTCCTTAGTTAGCATCTCTACAATCTCTTTAGCAGTCTGGTTCCATGCGCCTACAGCTTGTTCATAAGCTATCTGCTCTGGGGACTTCTCAAAGGGCTGCAGTTTAGCTCCCTTAGTTTTCATAAGGTACGAGAACATGGGCACTAAGTTATAGCCTTGAGATAAGGAAGGTATCTGCCCCAAAGTTTGGAATGCCATAGCTAGTGATTCACCATCTATAATTTTCTCAGAAGGTAGGATACCGTCAGAAATCTTAAACTCTATATTAGCTTTACGTAACTCCACAGGATTAACTTCTACTACACTCTCCCCCTCTCTATTGAATACAGAAGAGGCAGGTTGGTATTGTAGAATGTTATTCTTAATTATCTCCTTCATTGGCATAAATAGTGTGCCTTCCAGAGTTAGTGCTACTGTCTGGTCTCTGCCATTAGCGTATTGCATAATCTCTGCAAATTCATGCCTAGTTTTGTTGCCTTTAACAAACTGTCCCTGTCTAGCTGGATTAAGTCCAGAGGCCATGTTAGCCATAGAAGTTATTTGTCCCACTTGCTGCATGGCATGCTGACTTTGTTCATCTCTGAAAGGAAACTGGTATACAGCTTCTGACATCGAGGTGCCAAATGCACTTGGGCGCACAGGTATCTTAGAGATAGGATTATCATTTTCTATCATACCTTTAGATACCCTGGAGGGATCATACAACATACGATCAGAGATAGCTCTACGTCTTGCATGTATTACACTGTTAATTAGAGCGGTGCCTACATTCTGGAAAGGCTCTACATTACGTGCAAATGATTTAGCTTGGTATTGTAAGTTATCATCTACAGGACGGCCAATAAGTACAGGAATCAAGTTATGTACATTAGTCATGCGCTCTGCATATACCAGAACTTGCCTATTTACAATAATAAACTTCCATACCTGGGGAGTATTCCTAGCAGGTACATTAAAATCAAAGTCTATGGGAAGTATTCTACCATATAAAGTAGTTACCTCATATACATTACGATACTGGATATGCTGGTTATTGTCAGTTAAGTTAGCCCATGCTAGCCAATTAGTTCCATAGTATCCAGACTTCTTAAGTCCAAATACAACTTCTGGGTCTAAATCAGGTATATAGTAGCCTTGGTAGTTAGTGCTATCTGCATTACCTGCTGAACCTGTAGCAGACTCCAGAGCTTCCTTAGCATTGATACGCATCGGGAGTTCAGCAAGAAACTTCTTAAAGGCTATGCGACTCATAACTTCCGTGTATCCAGCAAACTCTCCTTTATCTGGAAGTTCTGTAGGACATACTCTACCATCTACAAAAGTATTGTAAGGGTCAAGGGCTTTAATGCTATTGCCTTGCCAGATAACCTTTCTTTGTCTATCTTCTTCCTTGCCTACTTGTGCATCTTCTAGAGCATAGGAAGTTCTGGATACCCAATCTACCTCTACTGGGCCAAAGTTATACTTAAAACCGTTACGCAATACACGCAATAAGTTATGTACCCATCGTTCTTTAAGTTGCTGTTCTCCAATTATTGTATCCATGGTAGTTGCAGCATCTGCATACAGAGGAGAGGAGGTAGCACCAAAGATAGGATATCCAGATAAGAATACAGACTGCTGGTAAGTTACCGCAGATTCTACTTGCGGCATAACCAGTGGAAGTATGATATTCTGGAATTTAGTTACATCTCCATAAGTTTTCTTAGCTATGTGAGATTTCCAAGTATCTTCAGTCCAATCACCTTCCCTTAGATAAGAAAGGTCAATGTTCCTAAACTGGTCTCGTAATTGGGACTGATCGTTAGCTACATCAGTAACTTGCTTATAGAAAGCTAGTACTGCCTTAGCTGATTTTTTACTTGGTTGGAAAGGTAGTGACATCGCAATCTCCTAAAATGCTGCAAGCTGTAATTCGTCAGTTATGTGGTGCTCTATACCATTTATTTCCTGCTCACCTTCTATAGTAGTCATAGCTAGGTACTCTCCATACTCCTCTACAACTCTAGGGGCATATGTAAGTAAGTCAAGAGTGTTATCTATATTATCAGTCTTAAGGGGCCTAAACCCTGCAATCTGCATATGTACCCTAGATTTACAGGCGGGGTGTACATATAGCTCTCCTGCCGCATAGGACTTAAACATGGTAAGTATCCTGGAATTTTTAGATAACCTACCTGGATATATTTCCACAAACTGGAATCCCATAATACCTAGCTGATTACATATAAATGTAGACCAGTATAGTAATGAATATTGATACGCTACGGATTCTATAACTACCAATCTACAGTTATGAGCCATGCCCATCCTTATAGCTTCCCTGATAGTATCTCCTGGTGACATCCTCTCCTCTGTAAGCTCTATAAGGCAAGGCTTGTTATTTCCATGTACCTCAAAGTAGCCTATAGCTACCATATCTGAGTTATGTTTATCATTAGAGGGATCAATAAGTATGAACTTGCCATCAGGTATGTCATCATCCTGGAAAGGGTATTCAGGTAACTTAGATAGATCAACTAGGTTATTAACTGCTGCATCTGGATCATTAAGTACCTCAGAAAAGAATATCTCAGGATGTCCAGCTTCTAAGTCAGTTTGGTACTCAATAAGTAACTGCTCTATAGGCTGCAAATCTTCCCATAAGGAAGTACCATCCTCCAGTATTCCACCTGCTACAAACTTAGTCCAGTGCGGATTCTTGATAAGTTTCTTAAGTATGGAATGCGGGGTAGGATACATATTAGCTATAAATAGAGTCATGCACCTTCTAGGTGATTTGGCTTTCATAGCTGTACCAATCATCCATTTATATAGATCTTCAGACACTGTTTGACTATCTGCATCTTCCCTAGTTTGTACGTCCTCAAATACCATAAGGTCTGGACGCTCATTCTTTAAGTTAAAACCTCGTACCGATCCTCCAGCACCTAAGCCAGCAAGTATTACGGTTCTACCTCTGAATCCAAACTTAACTAAGTCTTGTGTATCTTTCTCTACACCTAATCTCCAGTCCCCGAATAATGCTTTAATATTAGGTTCATCTAACATATCTTTTATATCAGAGATTATATTCCTAGCATGGGTACTGGTAGCGGATAGTATAAGTACGAATCTCCTGTCAGTATATAGTATGACGTATAATATAAATAACTTAACTAGAGTTGTTTTAGCGAAACCCCGAGGCAAACCTATAGCTAATCTAGCAAATAGTTCCGCCATCTCATCACAGTTCTTTCTATTCTTATCTGCAAGAGTTACCATCCAACTCCAGATTGTAAGATATACAGGAGGTAACTTATACTCAAATACTGTTGGCATAGCTAAGCCAGCTAGAAAGTTAGGATCAGCTTTTGCAGCAGCTATTGCTTCTGAGGCATCTACTGCAAGCTCTGCTAGTTCCTGATCTACATTGAACTCATCTAGTGCTTCGCTAGTTCTCATTAGCTATCTCTGTAAGTATAAGTTACATCTGCATCTAAATTAGAGGCTATTTGCGAGCGCAGACGCTCCTTCACGTTCAGAGCTTTCTTCACATCTCTCTCGTGAGCTTTCTGAGTCTGTAAGTTTTGGGAGTCTCTTGGATGAGAAGTTATTTGCAAACTTATCGAGACTTCCCGATTGCATTGTAACAAGTGTTTTGGACTGACCATTTTCATCTTGCACCTCAGTAATTTGGTTATTTACATTAGTCACATAACTTGTGTTAATAACCTGGGGGAGAGTAATCTGAACTATCTTAGCTTGTGCCATCTCATTACCTGTAGACTGCACTCCTCTACGCTTAGCTCCGTTGATTACTTTAATTGCAGAGAGAATATCTCTTGGCTTGTTAATAATAGGTATAACCCTTTCTAACTTATCAAGTAACTTATCTTCTATATCATTGTAAGTATTATCAAGCTCACTAGATTTACGAAGTGCTGCTACCCTAAGTTCTTGTACTTTAGCTGCGAAGTCTGGATTAGAGAGTAACTGGGAGATTGCACTGTCTGTAACTCCTAGAGCTGAGGCTACAATGGAAGTAGATAGCCCCTGACCTAAAAGGTCTAAGGCCCTTTCATAAGTTACGGTGGTTGCATTAGTCATTGGTATACTCTCTACAGAATCTCCTAAAGTACTCATTCAATATAAGCTATAGTAGTAGGCAAGTCAAAGGGGTAAATTGGCATGTAATTTGGCGCCGTTATACTATTACTATATCTGTGCTAGCACTCTCACCTATGATATTACCTTTATTGCTATAACTACTGTATATTCTACTAAATAGGGAGTTGAAAAATTTTAGGAAATTTATGGAGACCGCAATAGGTAGGTAGGCAGGCCACCCCTAAAAAAGGTTGGTACCCCTCTCTAGTTAGTTGTTGGCACGATACTTGCTTGGTGTATATAGATGGGATAGGTAATGGGATAAGATAGGCAGCGAAAGTATGACAGTTTATAGGGGCAGGACAGGTAATAGAAATAAGTTAGGTAATTATAAATTGGTATAAGGCGCGGAAATTCGCCCGACGAACGGTAGTATTAATCGGCAAAAAGTCTGTACAATAGCAGGCAGGCAGGGAATGAACCCTAGCCATAAACTGAATAGGTAACATTATGAAAACTGTAAACGTTAAGTCATTTTTCCGTAAAGTAAAGGATGCCGGTTCCGTTCACTATGGCAAGAAACGGCCAGACTTGGAATGGTCATTCGATGGCTACACCGATACCGACCTGCAAAGCATGGCACTGTCTGAGCTGTCCAAGGTAGCTACCATTTTAAACGATAGTTTGGAAAAGTATGGTAAGAACCTGTTACTCAAGAATGGCGAAGATTGGGAATATGTGCCAGTAGATGTAACAGTGAATGCGCTATTTGCGGATATTATGGCTGAAACTACTAGGACTAGGACGGTAACAAAGGAAAGTCTTGCCCTAGCTGGTAACTTTTATGAGAAACATGCTCATATTATAGGCAAACTTCCAGCCGCAGCGAAGGCAGGGAATAACGTAATAGCTGCCAAGTTAAGTATGATTAGTGGCAATGCTGATAGTTTGCGGGTAATGCTAGATAGTATTGATAAGTTTATCCTTGTCATTCCTGAAAGCCTAGAATCGGCGAATGAATTGGAAGCTTTTGAAACTAGTCTGCCTGTGTTCCAATGGTTGTCTAATGAATGTGCAGAACTTATCAAGGCAACTAATATCGTTGATAGTCTGTAATTGGTATCGTGTCCCATGGCTGGTAGCTTATACAGTGTCAGCCTTTTCCCCTTGGCTACGCCAATACTATTCTCTCCCTATTATTGAGGTATTCACTATGTTGTCATATCTAGCTAGATTGTTATTTATCATATTCTTAATATCTATTCCTGCTCTTGTATTAGCATATATTCCTGCGAATGCTGATATTACTGCTTTATTTATGTATACATTTATTGCCCATCCTTGCTTTGTTTATTGGTTAGTTGTTCAGTATGATAGATATATATTTCCATATTGAGTTATTCTCTGTTCTCTTCTAGCCTTCTTAATTGAAGGCTTTTTTTTTGTCTGTTAGTTATATTTGTCTGTTAGTTATCTCTTTATCTTACTTATACTCATTTTGTCACAATGTCATTATTGACCATTTGACCATTTGACATGCCATTTTTTCGCCCTTTTCCCCTCACCTTTTGCCCTTCACCTGTAACTTCTACTCTCTCCCTAACTTACTTACCTTATCTTATCTATCTTATCTCTCCTTACTTATACTCTTTTATAAATAAATTATTTTTTAGTGGGGTATAAAATATACGGCAACGGATAATAGGTAGTATATAGATTAGAGAGCACATAACTTACTAGACATAGGATACTCACTGTATAGGATATAGGTTAGGTAGGATAGACTAACTTATAGGGGACATGTAAGTAGTATCTGAGGGCATGATGGTTGACCGGATATGAGGGCTGATTTATGATGTCACTTGGTCACTTGGTCACTTCACGTCATTATTGACATTTCACTCCTTCCCTTATAACTTACAGAGACATACTATGAAAACTAAAGAGCTAACTTATAGACCGATACTAAAAGAATCAGAGATATTATATATCATAGACAGTATCAGACATAATATAGCATTAGATAAGGATGGCGAGATAACTGACAGAGTAGCTAGAGGCTTAGACTTATTACATAAGATGAGCAGACAATTAGCTAAACATCACTTTACATTAGATAACTTAGACACAGTAAATACCCTAGATACCCGCGAAGCGGGCAGGAAAACCATCACCGATTCAGATACTCCTGCGGAGACAGATACTCCCACAGGGACAGAGAGTGATGGTGCCCTAGCCTATAAGAAATATAACTTACTAGGTGCTGGTGAATGTACCGATGCCCAAATCATACAAGCTATAGAATACAAACTTACCCATAATATGCCAATTACAGATGAAGAAAGTAAGACATATAATAAACATATGATGAATGTACTATAGGGAGGTATAATATATGAAAGGCGAGAAAGTTATACTCAAACCCCATAGGTTACCTAAGATCACATCTATGCATAGTATTAAACAAGATATACATACATTACAAAAAGAACTGGAGAGACAACTTAATAGCCTAGATATCTTACGTAGCTATAGCGAGGGCGGCGCCGATACCGAGAAAGCTCTATATTCTATAATAGAAACCAATCTGATAGTATCTGCATCCCTAAGTAACATAATTGAAGAAATTGCACAGTCTATCCAACATACCATAGACCGGTGACCCCTTGACAAACACTTTTTACTATGGTATCATCGCCCTAGTTGCTGGGGAATGTGCCTCGCAACCATTCAACTAAATGTAAGTAACGTAACTGGAGATACTCATGGACATTAATGACCAACACAAACTTAAGCAATTAATGGAAGTAGAAGGTTTTGATTCTGTCTTAGATATGTTAGAGGAGGCAGTATATAGCGGAGATTGCTATGGTATTTGTACTAATAGCCACTGTGACTATACCGTCCCTATCGAGCCAGATTCAACTAGCGGACATTGTGAAAAGTGTAATACTAGGACAGTTAAAAGCTGTCTTGTATTAGCTAGTGTAATCTAGTATAATCTAGTGTAATATAGGACACTAACCTACCATGGATGGCTACTTAACTGAAGTGAGTAAATAACTGGAGAAATGATATGAGTAACGTAACTTATAGAATAGATATAGTGGAAGATATAACCACTATTGTACCATGTGGAATGAACAGCTTAGTATGGACTGGAAGTATCGCACCTAATAAAAGGGATTGGAGAGGTATTAGAGGAAATATAAGAGTATTTAATGCACTTAAACAAGATAAAATCTTACTTGTTTCAAAGTATAACTTTAATAAAAGAGATTATATAGCTGAATTTACTGTACTAAGACAAGATATAGATATTGTATATTGTAAATACTCAGAAAGGGAGCTTTATAAACTAATTGACATATTTGGCGAAAGTTACAAACTTAACTGAAACTATCCTAGATCAACTGGAGAAACACATGAAACTAATATGTCCTCTAAGTGGCGTATCCTATAAAACAGATATAGGTTATGGCCACGGTAAAGTTAAACATCCCATATTCCAACTATCATTGCAAGCGTTACTAGGGCAGAACCTTGACCCTTTTACTACTGGTAGACTAACACCAACCGAGACACATTTATTCGGTTGTGCCTTGTTAGATAAACTACCTATTATATGGGAGCGTCCATTAATAGAATCTGTATGTATTCCATACTGGAAAAGACATATAGAGCAACTAGCTACAATAGTAGCAAGGCATGATCCCACCAAATATAGATACCTACCTAAATATAAGATTGCAGATTATAACTGTGACCTATCCACTCTAGCTAATTATCTAGCGGCTACTGACCGAGCAATACTAGAATATCGCGAGCAGGATAATATACCTGACTACCTCAAGAACCAAACTGAGGAAATGATACTTAAACTCCTTCGTAACAGTGTACATAAAGCTACTAATACAAGAGCGTTACCTAAACTAATGGCAGACTGGGCAAGAGATGCAGCTATGTTTCCTCGAACTCAGATAAGTCTACGTGATGGTAAAAAGTATACAGTAGCAGATCACTGGCATGAAGTAGTTACTAGGATATTCGCTGCACAGCATCCAGTACACATACTATCCGAAGATATCACACTTGGTGACATATCAGAACTTGTAGAAGTCTTCCCGTCTAGGTTC